TGTCTCCGGTTCTGACTTCGATCTCTCCGCCAACATGAACGAGCCCTGCTTCTATGATGTGTCCGGTTCTCAGTTCAATGGCGCTGCCAACCCGGACCACGCCGGCAGGTAGCTCGGTTTCGGTTGGTGGTTCGATCGTGATCGTAGGCGCCACGATCGGCGGGTCCGGTACTGGCTGCGGCAACACCGGAGCGGTCACGACACCAGAGCCCGAGACAGCCGAGTAGATGGCCGCCACGGGGGCACCTACGGACGTGCCGGTGAGTGACGTGCCGTAGGCCCTGAGGCGCACCGTGATGCTTCCGGTGCCATACGAGAAGCGATCGACGGCAGGTTGCTCCGCGTAGGACCAGAGCAGGCCCGCTGCGGCGATCGTGGCGGCTGCTGTGTGCCCGCACCATGCCGCGGCGGGCAGATCAAATGGCTCTCGTTGCTGCGCGTGGTAGTGATCCCAGATCTGCTCTACCTCGCTGATGGGGCGCAACGTGAAGGGGAGCTGCACTTCGGCGCCAACTTGTATGTTGCCAGTGCGGAACACGTAAGGCACCCCGCCAGGGCCGACGTAGGTTTCTGTTGAAACTGCGCCGAGCGTGTAACTGCGCTCGTCCGGCACGATGGCGGGGAATGTTGCCATCAGATCGAAATGGCAAGCGCTCCATTGACTGACGAAAAATCAATCTTCAATGGATAGGGAACCGTCACAGTTTGGCTGGCAGGAAAAGACCAGTAACCTAGCAATAGCTGTTCCGATGGCGTTGCATTACTAGACTGAGAGTAGAGGTAGATATGACGAAAGGGCCCAAAGCCTGCGCCGGTTGCATCCCAGGTTATGTCATTTGCAACAAGTAGCCATTTGTTCCCGTTTATACTGCGGCTTGTGATGGTTAGCGCAGTGGGGCCAGGGTAGCCGCCGCCGGCGCCGATATCAACAAGGTTGCCACGCTTTGTGTGCGCCAGGCTTGGCGTGGTGTTGGTAAGGCCAACACAAATGATATCATTTTGCATACTGATCGCACTATTCTTCCCTAGTGCAAGCTGCGCCAGGAAGTTGTCGTACGGCTGAAAGGATGGATTTTCAGACATGCGTTAGAAAATTGCTTTATGCAATTCTAGCAGCGGCAACAACCTGAGCCAGGAGGCTGGCACCAGTTTGATCCGTCGGGTGGTGCTCCAGCTCCAGGGTCCAGGGGCCCAGGGGCGGGCCGCTGACGGAGAGGAGATCGTAGTAGTAGCTCCAGTCGCCAGAACGGCCGACGGAGGGGTTGATCGCCTGGCTGAAGGAGACGATGCTGCCAGGCGCAAGGGCTGCCATCGCCAGCGAAGGCTCGACTTGGATGGTGGCTCGATGCTCGACGTAGCGCCGCCGGGCCAGCTCAAGGGCCGCCAGCCTGACCGCATGCAGCTCGCGGGTGACCCACTCGGATGCGTCCACCACCTCCACGGGGCTGCCATCCGATACCCCGTTGAACCTGAACGGGCCAGAAGCACGGATGATGCCGACGTTGGTTTCTGGTTGCTCGCGCCAGCGGGGGAGGAGGCCAACCTGCCAGCGGCGATCCTCAGCGGCGATGCCTTGTATCGATGGCGGGCCGATGATGTTGGCTTCGTTGAAGGCAGCAACTGGAACCAGCGGGGCGGTGTTGAACTGATAGGTATCTGTGATCGGGATGGCGGGGCGCAAGCCGATCTTTCCGTTGTGGTTTGTTGGCCGCAACAGGAACAGGGGAGCCATGACATCAAGCCATTCGGCGATGTTTGCGGGAGCAACGGCTAAGCCATCGCAGGTGATGGCATTGGCAGCATTGAATCTAGCCGAGAGGAGAAGAAGGTTATTGTCAATCTGTGAGGCATCTATTTCCTGCGACTGAAGCATGGCGTATTTTGCAAGATCGGGAAACAGATTGCTGGAGCCTGCTGTGCCTTCAATCAATCTTGGTACTGGTGTGCCATTGCGAGCGAAGACGTGAATATGCCGCCGCCAGCCTTCGTTTTCTGCCGGATATTGTTTTGTTACAGATATGGTAGTGAGATCGGCATAGGTTCCGCCGGTGCCGCAGTGGAGGGTAGCTTCGGGTTTGGGGTATGGCTCGCTGTTTTCTTCGTTTACAGTTATCGTATAGGTTACTCCGGCCAGGCCGCCAAGTAGGCCAGTTGTATATCCTGCTATGGCATCGGTTTGAGTCATCAAAAAACCACCGCGAATTGTCTCTGTAACATTTATCTCTATGTCACCATAAGGCTCTGTTGATGCGGGTTTGGTAATAGAGTATCCAGAAAAGTCAACACATCGACCTTGATCAGCGCGATCGTAAACCCATCGATTGGAAGCAAAGAATTGCAAGCCATAAAAGTAACTGCCTGGCGCGTAGTACAAGGCAGGTGCCATTCCTGCAGCTGTCCTTGGATCATTAGGACTTAGGCTGTATGACCAAGATAGCGATTCGTAGTATTCAGTAGACTTAGGTTCCGGGTGAGCAACGGAAGAAGAACCACCTTCGTCCCCAGCTGCAACAGCCAACCCAACAAACTGAGGGCCGGCAACTCCGTTCCATATCCCAATTTTATCCCAGTTTACCGTTTTGCTTACTGTTGCATTAAATGATGTAATGTGACTGCCATTGCTTTTGATTACACCAACCGCCACAGCGTCGGCAATCTTTTCGGCGAGCTCAACTGTGTCATATTGGCTGATATCAAGGAAGTCGCCATCGCCAATGGCTCCGCCTTCTAGTTTTATTTCTTGGTATGATGTTGTTACATTAAATCGCTGTTGAATAAGGTTACCCGGCACCCACGCTGCTGCCCTTGCATTGTATGACTGTGAAAACTCACCCGCTAACAATGGTGTATCACCTTGGTAAATATCTCCGAGTAAAATTGTTGGCAGTTGCCCTGCACAAATAACACACAGATAAGATGCGGTGACTCTGTTTACCGGATCGTTCTCGAATCTGCATTCTGACGCCAGGGGGCTCATCCACACGCCGCCCGCGCCATCCTCGCGCTTTCCAAACACCACCGGCACAGACCATCCCAACTCAATGCTGGCCTGAGCTACGTTCAGATCGTTCCCGCCGGTTTGGCTGTCAGACGCGGCCAGCAGGCGCCGATCAGCGGCCTGGAGGGGTGCAGCAGCGGCAGGAATCAGCAGCATCAGAGCCTACAGGGGATCCCTACCATAGTGGAATCGTACCGGCGGGCAGGGAACTGAGCCGCCACCGGTGACAGCGGCGAACCCACCACCACGCTCAAGGTGGAGACGCCCTGGATGCTCCAGGAGATCAGCCTGCCAACGAACTGCGCGAGGATCGCCTGGCCTGCGGGGGGAGCCTCCGGGGCGACTGCTGCGGTGAACTGATAGGCGGTGATGGCCGCCAGGTAGAAGCCGGTGCCAGTGCCTACCATTTCCCTCGCGCCAGTCAATGCCGGTAGCGTGAGGGTGATTTCATTCGCATCGGCAGTCACTGCAGAGGCAAACTTATCAACACCAAAATCGAGAAACTGATAGGCGATGCCATCTTGTGTAATGGTTGAATGGTAGAAGTTTTGCACACTGTAGGCAGTAGAACCGCCGGGTTCGTAGACACGTAGGAAAATGGGAGTATGTGTTGTCATCTTCCTCTACGGCGCCTTGCGGAGGGTTGGCGTTGCTCGGCGTTGTTTTTGCTTATTGCCTGGTTGGCTACTTCATAGGCCATTCTTTCCATTTCACTCTTAGGGGCCCATAATTGCCCATCAGGCATGGGAGTCATTTTGGGTTGGATTGATATTGTGCCGTTGAATTCGGTGCCGCCAATGGGGAAGCCAATGCTTCCGCCGCCCTGGCCAGCGACGCCGACTCCAACGGACTGGCCATATCCTGCATATGTAGTGGGGCCATAGGCCGTGTCTGCCCTGCTTGCTTTTCTTGCTTCATACTCTGCTCTTCTTTTTTCACGTTCTGCTTTATTCGCCGCCACTCTATCCTTGTCTCTTACAAACCAAGGATCTGCGGGCGCGGGCAGCCGAACGCCGCCCCAAGGACTTATTGAACCACCAAAGTCTGACAAAACTTTCCACTTGTCAAATTCATCTAGTCCGTACCCTCTGCCAACTCCTCTATTTGCTTCGGCAAGCCTGAGTTCTGCTTCACGAAGTCGCAGAGTACCAAACGGATCAAAAGTGTACGTTACGCCATTTACTACTTTTGTACCTTGCTTAAAGGTTGATACTTGGTTGTTTTGCAGCCAGTTTCCGCCCCTTCCTCCTGTTGTTATGTCTTGCCCGGCTCTTCTTCCTCCTGTCGTTATATCTCTGGGTTGAATATATCCCCCCGTAGCAAACTTAGGGATTGCCGCTGCTCCCGTCACACCTGCCAGCACATTCCGTGCAAACCCCATCCGCTTGGAATCCGGCACGATGCTCTCGCCTTCGCCGCCTTCTCCAACCCATGCCAGCGTGGGGCCTCGTACGTGGCCGCCGGCTGCAAAACCAGAAACTTGATTTGATATGTTGAACGATCCGTCCGCATTCTGCTTTACGGTGATTTTTCCGCCTGATGCTTGAGTCGTGCTGCCGCCAGCCATTGCGGCAGCAGTTTCTGGATCGTAGCCAGCATTGATGCCACTAGCCTGCAGGTTCAAGTTAGCAACCTGCGTTCTAGCCTTCACACTCGCGTCAAAGGCTCGATTTTCTACGGCTGTTGTGATCAGCTTACTTCTTGCTTGCTCTCTGGCCATCGTAAGATCAGCCGTGATCTTACCATATTGTTGGGCAATATTGTAAGATTCTGTTGCGCGGCGGTATTCGTTCTCAGCATTGATCACCCTGATCCGTTCCAGCTCCCTTTCTGCATTGATCTGAGCAATAATGGCGTTATAGTTTACTTGCGCAGACCTATACTCTAGGTCCGCAATCTGCTGGGCGATTTCTTTTCGCTCTGCTTCTGTCTGCGCAAGCGATTGCTTTTGCTCTAAAATTGCTCGCGCTACGCCGATCTGCGCTTGCTCTACATTTAAGATATTCTGCGCAGCATCACGCCGTTCATTTATTCTTGCTGTTGCTGCTTCGTTGATCCTTACTACTTGATCATATTGCAGATTCATCCTATCTGTGATTTCTTTTTCTATTGCTGCCTGGCGTTCTTTGGTGGCGGCTAGTTGTTCGGCTGCTGTTTTTGTGCCGTTTAATGCTTGCCCTTGCCCTTGCAATGATGCAAGGATTTCATCCGCTTCTAATCCAGCTGCTTTCAATGCAGCGCCAAAACCTTCGCCGGTTTTGCTTGTCTCCTGCGCTTTCTTGTCAAGCGCATCCATATCGTCCTTCAGTTTTCTGTAGGCAAATGATGCCGCTACAATTCCGGCCAGCATTGCCGCCGCCCCAGCAGGGGTGATACTCATAAATGCAGCCTGCGCTAACGTCGCAAGTTGCGCGGCTGTTCTAACCAAATTAAAGCCAGTCGCTAGTTTTGCCAGAGATGCAAACCATTGCACAGTGGCGTAAGTAGCAAGTGCACCAGCAATTGGGATCAGGGTTTTTATAGCTCCAGTGATGCCGGATATCATGTCAACAATCGCGCTTTTGTTTGCTGTTACCCATCCGCTTGCTTGGTCAATCATCACCTTGGTATAAGTTGCCCCGCGTACCATGGCTGGTAATAACGCATCCAGCACACTGGCTCCAAGCCGTATCGCCGTTGCTCTCAATACATCTAACTGGTCATTATAGGCCCCTGCCTTTCTTGCGAAGTCACCAGATACGCCGGTGTTAAGTTTTTGTATTGCTTCGCTTCCCTGGCTTAGCGCTGGCACTAAACTTGCCGATCCTCTTCCAAGGAGGTCCATTGTTAATTTAACCCTTAACGCCGGATCTTCAACTTTTTGCAATCCATCGGCAATATCCAGCATTACATCACTCGGAATTCTCAGCTTTCCAGCTGTGTCAAAAGCACTGACACCAAGCGCGTCAAGTGCTGCTTTTGCTGCATCGCCTCCACCTGCTGCAATCTCAGCCATATTTCTTGCTAGCTTTGTAACACCCTTAGATGTTTCTTCTACACTGCTGCCTGACATCTGCGCAGCCATGCCAAGCTGCGATAACGTATCTACGCTTGATCCTGAACGTTGTGCCAGCTCGTCCAAGCTATCGGCCATGTCGATTATGTTTTTGCTTGCTATCGTTAGCCCAGTGAAGCCCACTCCCAAAGTAGTAGCTACGCCAATTGCTATATTCCTTAGTGATGCCATTGCTCCCCCTGCTAGCCGCGTGGCCTGCGCACGCCTATTCGCTGCTTCTACTCCATTCAATGCCGCAACAGTCGCCTGCTTTTCCAGTCCCGCAATTTGCTTTAGGTTATTGATAGATTGATATTGGGCCCTTGCCTTCTGGATTTCAATCTGTAATCCTTGCTCTGCTGCAGCTTTCTCCGATCGCATTGCATTGGTCACCACCAACGCCTGCTTCATTGCCGCATCAGCAGCCCTCACGCGATCCGCCGCGATCTTCACCTGCGCCGCCGCCAATTCCTTCTGTGCCGCCAGTTGCTTGGTCGTCGCCGCATACTCAGTCTCAGCAGCCCTGAGGCTGATCTGCGCACGCTGCGAGGCGAATGCCGCCCGCTCCTTCTCCGTCCTGGCCGCTGCCTGCTGGTTCTCGATCAACGTCCGCGATAGGGCCAGCTGGGCGCGCTCCAGCGCTGCTACCTGCCGGGTCTCATCTGCTACCTGCCGCATCGCAGCAGACAACGCCCGCACGTCAGCTGCCCCCTCGACTCGGGCACCGATTCTCAGGATGGCATCAAACGTGGTAGCCATCAGTTATCCCCGTAGAAGCAGGCAAGCCAAGCTGTCTCCATGATATCAAGACCGTCGATCATCTCGGCTTGATCTTGCACCTTATAGACTCCGCAGAATTCAATGGCCAGGTGGAGGTCAAGGCCAAGGGGGCCATTCGAGCCGTACCGCCAGTTCTTCCGCAACCGGTAAAACATATCTACCACCTCTTTTGTTTCTGGATACAACCCAAACCGCTTAGCTTTGGGTGGTGGTGGTTCTGGTAGGTTTGTGATATTTAGTAGCGCAGCAGCTTGTTCTAATTCTGCTTGCTGCTGCTCTACCTTCGGTGCCTGCGCTAGCTCCCAGAGGAACTCGGCGGCTCCGATGAGTTTCCCACCTTCCGGGTTTCCATCGATTCATACCAGCCCATGACGATGGCACTAGCGACTCCCTCTCGATCCAGGAAGAGAGCTTTCGTCTCCGGGGAGAATTCAACCTCAGAGCCATCACGGTTCTTCATTCCTCGCCAGCCGGCGAGAAGTTCATCGGCTAGGGCTTCGTCTGAAATGGCATCGGCGGGGATTTCACCGGTAACCTCAATCTTCTTGGCATTGTCAAGGATCAAGGCCAGGAGTTCTTTTTTCCTGGCGTTGCCGACCCTTCTGTAATAAATCTCTTGTTCCTGTTCTTGGATCTCTCCATCAACAGGAACAAGGATCTTGATTTTCCAAAGGTACTCTGAGTCGTCAATGAAGAACGGGAGGGCCATGACAGGAGGCAGGGGCAGGGTGATGGTTGTATCAGGTTAGCACCAGTGACCACGCAGTAGGGCCCGTGGCGCTGAACGGCATATTGCGCAGCACCAAGCCGTCACTTCCCCTGGTGTAGCTGGCACGACCAAAACTGGCCGCGGCAACATTGAATGCGAAAGTGTTACCCACACCGCCAGCAGCGTGGGTAAGGCTGATCGGGTACGTGAGGCCCGACGTGGACAATGTTGCCACAGGTTGAGCGGCCATAGCCTTCTGCTCGAAGACAATAGAACCAGAAGGCTTAGAATCGGAGATAAAAATCCGTGGTTGGCAACCGGCGCGGCTGCTGAAAACAAGAACGTTGCCGCTGTCAAACTCAAAGCCCTGCAGACAATTGGCTACAGAATTGACGGTGAATTGAGTGGATGATCCGATCGGTGAGCACTGCGCTTGGTTCGTGAAGGTTGCAGTAGGCAAGGAACCGGAATCGATGGGCTGAGAATACAGGCCCATGAAGGTAAATTCAATATACGCAAACTCATCGTTATTCATTCCGATTTTCCATCTGCCGCGGCAGCCGGTCATCTGATGAAGCAGGGAGGTGTTGCCATTGGCGCCGATGATCACCCAGCGAAGGGTGATGCTGCTGCTGGTGCTAACTGCAGGTGTATAGGTTGCGCTGGTGCTTGTTACCAGTGTCTCGGCAGCCCTTGTCGCGGGGAACAAGCCTGCGAAGTTCGGTGCGGTACCTGCTGTTCCAGAGCTGCCAAGGTAGATCCGGAAGGTGAATGTTTGATGCAGGCGGATGTTTGCCTGGTCGTTGCCCGATTGATAGGGCAGAACAAGATCGCGCTCGACGCTGTCTCCATTCATCGGCTCCCAGTTTGGATCCACCTGAATTCTCAGCGGGATGTAGCCGCTTGACGGGGCAGTCCCCTCCACGGTCTCTGGAGCAAAAGTGAGGAGGCCAGGATTTGTAAAGAACATGATCAGGCCTCAGAGGCAGGAGGGGCGGAGGTGGGGGATGTGTTGGCAGCGGCAGGTGGCAGCGCCAGGGGGACGAGGGAGGGCTCAGAGGTGATGCTGGCCTCCGGTGGAGCGGCATCCTCATCAGTTCGATTGTAGGTGCCGCCTTCGAGCACGTACCGGCCCGCATGAGTGGGAGGTGCTGGAGGCGCCTCAGGGGCGGACGTAGGGGTGGGGCGGGGCATCGTCAGGCGGTTAGGTCTCTCTCCAGTGTAGTGAACTGAAACTCATAGAACAAGTCGACGCTGCCAGGGTGGCCGTTGCCTTTGTCATCGTTGAATACGGCAGATGGTTGTTTGGTTGGTCGCCGTACTCTAATTGTTAAGCCGCCAAGATACTGATTAGCAAAAAGCAAGCTGTGGATTTTTACTCTGATCGGATCGGCTACGCGGCTCGCTGCATCGCTATCAACGTAGATGGAAAACGCTACTGGTAGCGTACAGAGAACTTGACAGCTTGTGAGTGGTTCCGCAGATTCAGGTAGGGGGGTGATAACTAGCGCGGGTAGTTCTTTTTTGTCAAGTGCTTCCTTTCTGCTTCTATATACTCTACGCTTTCCATTGCTGTCCAAGCTGATCTCAGTGATACCAGCCATCAAGGTTTCTACAGCGCTTAGGATTTGTTCGGTTTTGGATGG